GGGGCATACTCACTTCAACAATTCGCTCAATGACCTTTAGACGTGAACATCAATTTGTTCACCGTGCGTGTTGGTCTGTCTGACATCATTTTTACAAGACTCATTAAATGGCTATCTACGTGGGATGTGGTGATGTTATACTTATTTGCCAATTGTTGTTTGAGTGTGCTATATTCATACCAGTGGTGCAGAACTACTGATGGGTTAATTCCTTTCACTACCTCCTGCACGATTGGATGGGCACCAAGCATGCACGCATAACTAAGAGCTCTCATTTTGGTGTTCTCGTCTGATGCTTCGCTTATGCCGTTAGTCACCTCAAATCTGCGCCTCAATCGTACGATATCAGGTGCACATTCGAGCACGCCATTACTGTTTTTGTAAATCATCATGCGTAAGAAACCTCCGTGGTCATGTCTAACCGATGGTTCGGACATCATGTTGTAATGACGAGCACTGTTTAAGCTAATTTCTTCTTCGGTTATGTGCCCCGTGCACAGAATTATATTGTCGTCACCTAATACCAGCATTAATTTAAGTCTTTTCCCTAGTTTTACTACGAGTCTTTGTTTCACTATTAGATTAACAACTACATTCCCCAAGGCAGTCGTGGCCTGCCCGGTGTGTCTACTAGCATCACCTTCAAACTTGACACCTACCCCCTTTGCTCTCCAATGCGAGTGCACTTTTTTCCATATGTTTATCACCACTGGGTTCCCTTGTAATATTTTGTAGATCTCCATTTCTGTTGCTATTAGTGTGGCATCTGTTTGTCTGTCTTGTTTCTTCAAATCGTCCTCCGCGAATACTATCTCCCCACTAATGGTGTTAAGCAGCGCGCTGATTTGCATGGGTGTCATTCCATCTACGTACACGACTTCTTTGCGCAGGCAGCGCTTGAGATTTTCCTTGATCCTTGCAAAGAATGGTGCAAAGATTGCTGTAATACCTTTCCGCTGCCAGACGATCAATCTCACTCTTTGGTCCTCGGTGGTGAGTGGCATTCCATTGGCATCGTTCGATGTTGTCAGCAAATCTTTCATCCTACTCTCTAACTTCATGTGTACATTAACCTTGTCCAAACCTGTGACATCCATTCCGCCGGTTAAGACTTCCTCGAGTTCTCTAGCGATACTATAGCCATCGGGCCTCTGCTTTAGCCAGGCCAGTATAGGTCCGGCTTGCAAATCAACTTTCTCCAGTCCGTTTATTGCGCCACTGTGGAAATACGTTTGAGCGGTTAATTTTGCATCCTCAATTGGATCATGTTCCACTTGTCTTAATGTTAATTTGGTGCCAAATAGTTCTGACACTGCTTGCATGCCGGCAAAGTACCTTTTTGTGTACGCCGGTTGACCGTGAGTAGGATATTGACACATAGTGCTCTTACTGATGTTTTTGATTCTATCAAATTGCTCATTGTGTTTCAGCTTGATGTCATTCTTTGGTAGGGTGATAGTACCATCTATCATAGCGGTCTCATCATCCCAATAATTCATAATTGACGGTGGTACCATCTCTTCCACAATGTCACCTTGCAGTGCGTTCAGCTCGCCACCAAAACCGTGGAACAGTATGTTGCCACATTCATGGCCACCATATTCGATATATGAATCACTATTATCTTCAAACTGTACGCCGTTCAGCATGTCTATGCTGTTGATCACGTTCTCTTTGTCCCTATCTAGTTCTATTGGATTAACCTCTTTCTTTGTGGCTACTAGTGTTGGGAAATCATACATGTGTTGGCTCAGATCCTCAATTCTTACCGTGTTGACGTGCAAGTCGGTGTTTTCACCCCTTATCTCTATCCTATAGCTTATAGCGCATCTGGCGTGTGCTGACCATAATCCATGTTCTTTGAGGTATATGTCAGTTAAGGGTTTGACTGACACATGGTATAGTATTTGTGGTGCAAGATTCTCTGCCTGTGGAATTTCATCTTCTAATAGTAGTTGAATAAGCTCCGTGCCTCGGATTAGTGTGGGTTGACCAACTAGGTGTATATCATCAAATTCATTGGTATAATTGCATTTGGCGGCTAATTTGCTATTAAATGGTATTAGGGCATTTCCCACGACCTTCCATTTTACATCATTCCATATTTGAGTGATTTTGCACATTTCATCCACTGCAACGATTTCCTTGAGGGCCTTTGAGATGGTCGCCACTTCATATCCATCATAGGTCATCATTAGACATGGTTGTCCCATTGCTATTCCCAATCTAATTGGCCCACGGTTCTTAAGATTGTTTAACTCATCTAAATTCCAATTCCTCATTCGTACTCTAACACTACCAGGTAACCTAGCGTCCACTAACTCTTTGGTTCGTTGATGATGGTGGTTTCGATTGTCATAATTGTACATAATATAGATGTCCGCTGTCGCGTCTACAGGTTCACCGGCACTCGGATCAGATAATTGTGATGCCCATTTTTTGTCTGCCATATCTTTAAAGCCTATACTTGTCTTGGATCTTCTGACTGGTTGTTCAATGTAGCTGGCATCTAAGTTAATTCCTGGATTGATAATGAATGTTGCCCCTTGCCACACTTTTACATAATTATGACCTGCTATTTCCAAGCAGTAGGTGGGTGTATGTACTCCGTCAGCACCCAATGAAAGGTAAATTCTACCCGGTATTAAACCGTCCATTCTGCAATAGTGATCTTGTGTTCGATAGTGTGGTAACGCTTTAACTCCGAAGTTGCGTTGCATTATCAGATCCACCCTACCGACCAGTCTAACTCGTGCATTGTCGATTTTCTGTGTCAGTTCTTGATGGATGGTCACGACTCCCGAAATTAATTCATACGTTATTGACTCGGCTCTACGTATAATTCCACTTGTTATAGCGTCTGTGGGCATAGGTGGGTTTAATTGTATGCTCAAGCCTGTGGTGTCATACTCATAATCAGCAATTACGCAGTGTTCAGTACCTATCGAACCGCGTATAATTTTGAGTCTTAACATTCGGCCAGTTGACACTATGGACTCGACTCCTTTGTCAGCATCGCATACTACAACATTGATTCCTAAGAAATTACAGTAAGCGTGGATTTCTTCCTTCGTAGCAAACTGTTCGGGTTTCACCATATTTTTCAATATGTCCAGGTTGGTCTCACACCCTATTTTCTTTAGATGATGCTCTATGCATGCCCACACACATCCGGCAGGCACAATTGGATTGTACAGGGTCTCTATTATGTCTCCACACACTACGCTTCTTAGGGTCGGTGTTATAGGTTGTATGTCCAACCCCGTCAGAATTTTTGCAGCGTATGGTGCCTGCGACGGGTCGAGTGGTGGGTTTGAGTCCAAGGTGGTCGTCGGTGTTATCTGGGGTTCATGGAGTGTTTTTGTTAATGTGTCTGCTTCGATGATTGCCATTGGTGTTGTCGGGGATGACGGTGTTGAACTGACTTTTTCATTGTTTATCGTTTCAGTAGTATGTGGTAAAGGCCCAGACAGCATGGCCTCGAGGTTCCGTCTCAATATCACCAATTCTGGCTCTTCATATTTCCCTGGTGTTTGGTCATGATTAGTTGATCTGTTGACGTTAATCAATGGATCAATTTGTTTACATAGCTCTTGATGTCGTTGACAATCGCCTCTAGCTTCCTTAATTTGGTTCACAGTTCCAGGGAACCCATTTAAGAGGGTTGTACTTAGGGTTGTTTGAGTGTAATTCGGCTGTTGCGTGGGATTTATGGTCGTCCCATGTGTACTATATTGCATGGAGGTCTCAAATAATTTGTATATTTTCGTTATTCTTAATTTGTGTCCATTACATTCATCTATACCATACACTTGACCGTAATGCAACATTGCACTGATTATCACCGCCGCATCACGTTCATTGGGTCTCTTTCTCAGTACCATTCCGTCTAGGAGTGGTGACCAGCCTGCCCATACAGAGATTACACTGTTTTCACGCTCTTTTCCCATCAATATTGGCTCTATTTGTCTAGCTACGTGTTCTATGGCCAATATGTGTAACCCCGGCCGTGCGCTGCGAATATACACTGCTTGCACTTTCTCGCACAAGTACAGTGCCACAATCAGTCTTAAACATGCCCCATCCCGTAGGGGGTCATTGTCGGTGGGTATAGTGATATATCCCAGTTCTGTGATAGTTGCATGTGGTGAGCCGATGTGAATATTAATGTGGTTCGGGTCGGCAGGGTATCTCATAATGTGTGGATGACTCAGTGAATAGATGCTGACGATGTCCGTCGATGACAGTCGTAACTCATCAATTTTACTGAAAACATAGTCGAGGAGATTGCACATTAAGGGTGTTAACGCGGCACCTTGTGCCAAATTTTCGTCAACCATATGTGTGAGAGATGATAATAGATTTCTTCCCAATGAATATCTAGATTTTGGAATCAATAAGTTATTGTGTACACTGTCAGGTCTACCAATTGACATGCTTGAAATTAATCTACTGTATTGGTGGGGCTCAGCTTGTTTTTGGGTGTGATATTTTTCAATTCTAACGTCCGCCTCCGTATGATCAGTAGTAATTATCTCCGTTGATGGAGTGGTGGGTGTAGTTATTTGGCCCCCTTTTTGACCAAGTTTCAAGCTGGACTCTATTATGTGGCTCACCACTTGTTTGTTGTGAAGGGCTGGACTGGTTGAGTATCTCATAAACAACTCCTGTTTTTCCCCAGACTCGGAAGTGTAATATATTTGATTGCTATCGTTGAATACTGTATGTAATAATATGTCAGCTATAGCCTTGTCATCTGTAATTAACACGCTCTTTGTTGCATAGGCTGTTGACATGGCGTTCATGCCCAACAGTGACTTGACAGTTATTTGACATGAGTGGAATTGGTGATAGGTTCCTGATGTGTCTTCATCTAATATAATGTCCATATTACTGTGCGTCGACTCAGTTTCGGGCTTGACAAATAACACTTTCCGCATATCTGCGAGTGTGTGGGGGCTACCCAAAACCATGTGTGAATAGGGAGACCAACCGATAGTAATGTTGGCACATGCGTTATCATGTGTGCAGTTCTCTGTTTTAATCACCAGTTGGCTAGTTGTGGGCGCATTGGTCAACGTTAAATGGCCCAGCTGTTTGACTTCGGGCCAACGGTTCAATAGTTCTTGACACTTTGCGCAATTCTGGTTCACAGCCAGGGAGCTTTGCTCTAGAGTTGTGACATACCTAATAGCCTTGCGGATTAGTTTATTGTCCCATTGGTTGTTGACGACAGTGTTCCCGTCCACTAGTGTTCGTTTGGATTTGTCGAGAATCGGTATTACTTTAATTAGTGATGACTTGAAGTTATCGAGTAAACTGCTCAGATTTCTTAATACCGGTAATTGTGAGCACAAAGTTATCAAAGGTGTTAAAATATCTGGTGGCAGTACAGCATCTGTTAACTTACCAATGTTGGTTGCCACACACATCTTAATGAATTGTAGCGCGTCTGGTTCATTTGACATTAGTGCGTATTTTTTGTTCTCGTTCACATGCATGATCCATGCAATCTTCGCAGCGTCGTATACTTCAGCTGGGTTCACGTTATACCTTGAAGCTACAGAACTAGTTGTAAATTGGTTAGTGTTGACTAACGTCCTTGCTTGCACTAGTAAATCCTCCCAAGTTGTTCCTGGTCTCATCAAGCGGCGGCGCAAATTACTTAGTACGAAGGCATTAATTGTTAAGGTTTTCGTTTGGAGCAATTCTTTGGAACTCAATACTGTTTCGATATCTAGTAACAATTTTGGTACTTGCAGGGTTATGTGTCGGTCCACCTCGCACCACGGAGAAATCCACATTCCGTTAACACATCTTTTAACACATATGATCCTTATATCATTGATGATCTTTGTGGTGTGAAATTTGAAATCCATACCATTCCATACGTAAGTTTTACCATTTAGTATACCCGCTGTCCATTCTGGGTGCAGAACAAATAGCCTCTGACTATCCTGCAACATGGCGTACATAATACCATTCGTATATTGCACTTTAATCGGCATCCATATCCATGTATCTGTGTCGGGTGCTACCAGCTCGAACATGTGACTGGGGGATTTTTCAAGTATCGCCGGTCCAAAAGCGCATAGTCCTGGTTGATTTTTCCTGGTTGTCCAACCCCCTGTTAGCTGTTCAGCTGCCACCAACTTACTATGTAACTTATCATCGGCGGATATCATTGACCTATGTTTTCTGAGCATCTGCATGTACACTGGGAGGTCCAATCTTTGCACAACATTATCTGTAGTACCTGGCGGGTACAAATACACTTCCCCTTCACTTTGCACAACGTACGCTGCATAAATAGTCGTTAAATAGAGTGTGTGCTTGATTTTTGGTGCCGTGTCCCGTATTAAGGTTGCGAACAATATGTCACATGCTGATATGTACTTATCGGTTACAGTGACTCTGTTATTTGTGCCATAATACCTGTCGTCATATTTTTCACTAATAACTTTGTATGGCTCTGACGGTATAAACACTAGCGTCCTTTCGTTTGCTAGGGCTTTGATTCGCATTTTTCCAAAGCGCTCAGTTAAATTTCGGAACGCACTAGTTTTGAACTTGGAGTGCCA